AACTTATACTGAATATTGATAAAATTTTTTATTAAATTTTTATTGGTATTCAGTTTTTGTTGTTTAGAGATAGATTGGCATTTTTTATTTTTGCAAATAAATCAATGACTATATAATTAAGAACTTATTAAATTTTAATTATACAATTTAGAATAGTATTACAACTTAAGTAAATATTAAGTTTTATTTGTTAGATTTATTATTAATACCTTATATTAGTTATGGTTATTATATACTCTAAAGCCTTGAAATTACAAGCGTATAGCTGACTATATAAATTTGATAATTTTAGCTTTTAAAATAGATAAATTAGATTTTGCCACCCATTTGCCACCGTATTATATTTTTGGGTGGCAAACTCTAATTTGTAATTTTTTCAAATATATCTACAGTTTCATTTTTCATTTTATCAGTTACATGTGAATAGGTATCCATTGTAGTTGATAGTTGGCTATGACCTAAACGGTTTTGTATGTCTTTAATGTTAGCACCATTTTCTAATAATAGGGTAGCATGTGCATGTCTTAAAGAATGAAAATGGAAGTCATTGTTTAAAGCTACTCGAATTTGTCTTACTATAGTGTCTAAAGTGTGAGTATTCACTTGTTGACCATTTTCTTTGGTACATACCCAGTCACTATCAAAGTAAAATTCTCCATATTTTAATTTCATTTTCTTTTGATATAATTTATGTTCTTTTAATGCCTTTATTAAAGTGTCACCTGTAAATATAGTTCTGCAAGAGCTTTCTGTTTTTGGTTGCCCTAATTCAAACATTCCATTTGGTTTTTTAATCAAAGTATGCTTTACTGTGATAGTTTTATTATCAAGGTCTATATTATCCCATTTTAGTGCAATAATTTCACCTCTTCGCATACCAGTATGAAATCCAATTAGTAAAACTATACGTTGAAATGAATCTTGAGGAAATATATTTAGTATTTGATTAAATTCTTCTAATGTAATAGTTTTAACTTTATTAGTTTCTGTTTTAGATTTAGTTTTTGGTATGCTTACATATTGCATAGGGTTTTCTCGTATGTGTTTGTAAGGATGGACTGCTGATTTTAATGACCTATGTAATATGGCTTTTAATACTTGTAATGTATTTTGAGAGTAATCCTCTTTGTACTTTCTGTTTATGAAGTTTTGTAGTATTGCAGGAGTTAAAGCTTTTACTTTGTAAGCTCCTAGCTTTGGCTTTATATGTTTTTCTATGTTTATTCGGTAGCTTTCTTGAGTGTTGTATTTACAGTTAAGTAAGACATATTCTTTGTACCAAAAGTCTAAGTAGTCTGATAAACTGATGTTGCTTTCTTCAAATACTATGCCAGAGTTTTCATATTCATTTAGTGCTTCTCTTAAGGCTTTTTCGGCTTCTTTTTTAGTATTGCCTCCAACTCTTTCTACTTTTTTTCTTTTTCCTTCTACTATGCCTAGGTCAAAGTAGTAATACCATTTGTTACTTCTTTTTCTTACTCCACCTTTCATAATAGTATCCCTCCCTTTTAGAATGTATGTTTGTTTGGTGTTTATATAAAAGAGCAGATTAACTGCTCTTTATATACTTTTGTTATGTACAATATTATCTTAATTTTGTTTATCTGGTTTTTACTTAATTATTTTCTTAATATTCTTACAATTTTTTAGCTTTTATGTGTAGTTTATTATAATAATATTGAAATATATATTTATTAAGTAAAAAATCTATAAAAGTAGAATAAATGAGTTTAAAAAATATCCTCATATATGTAGAAATTTGGCAAATTAGTTAATACTAAAAATCTATTATTTCCTAAGTCCAACATGCTTTTCTTTTTTGATAGAAATTCTAATCTTTTTAGTAAGAAGTTGATGCTAACTTGTAATTCTTCAGCTATTTCGTATACACTTGTAGCGTGTGAATTAATAACATGTATTATTTCTTCTTCTGTTATAAGAAATTCACATGCCCATTTTAATGCTTTGTTTTCAGTTTTGTCTATCAAGATTTTATTTTTGTAACTGTTTTTTGAAGATACATAGTTTCCAACACTGGTAAAATGATGTCCTAATTCTTCTGCTAAGATTTCTATTAGTTTAGCATTGTTTTGTTTTAATGAATTAAGTAATGATATAATCTTTAGTCCTTGTCTGTTTATATACAATCCTTTTATGTCATCTGCTATTTTGTCAGTGTAGTAAATTTCTATCTCTTCATTATTTGCTAAGTCTAAAAGTGCGTCTAGTTTGTTCATTGAAATCCCCCTATAAAAAGAATGTATTTTTGATTTTTGTTATATATAAAGAGTAGATGTGAACTACACCTTATATATAACATATCAAATTTTAGTATTTTATATTTAAATACTCATTTATTAAAGTAGAACAAGTATTTTCACTAAAATCATTTTTTTCTAAAATAATTTCACCTATCTTTTTTAAAGTAAGCATATCTGGAAATTTAATGTTATTAAAGTCGCTTACATTTATAGTATGTGTTCCATTTATTAATAGGTAAAATACTTTAAATTGTTTTGAGTTAATAAAACAATATAATCCATGGCATTCTTCTAAAGTTAATTCACTATAGTCTTTTTTGTGTATATAAAGTAGATTATTATCTATACCTAATAGATTATGGTTGAAATAATTTTTATTAAGTACAGATGAAACTATTAATTCAAGGTCATCTTTAGCAGTTACTTTTCTTATTATTAGATAATTAGAATTTTTAATTAACAACCCATTATCTTTAGAAATTGATTTTTTATGTGTTTTTCTAGATAAATTATTTTCTCGATTAAAATAATCAATTTTATTGTTGGATTGAATATCTTTACCAATAAGTAGTGGAGAGAAATTTTCGTTATATATTTCTTCTCGGATATCTTCAGTATTTCTAAATTGGACTATAGCTCCAACACTAATTTTAAGAAATAAATCACTTAATGAATTTTCTAGTTTTGAAAAGCTTTCTAATAATTTAATATCTTTTTCTTCTCTTGGAATTATAATAGTTTTAGAATCATTATCTAGCATAATGTCATTTATATTAGTTGTAAATCTATTATGACCATTGAAAGATATATTTACACTATTTTCAGAAGTAGTTTTTTTATATGTTGATATAATTACTTCTTGATTAACTGATTTAAACATAGTTCTTTTCTCAAAAGAATGTAAATGTGTTAGTGAATTATTTTTAAAAATATAATTTCTTAATTTCTGAGAATATATACCATTAAGATAATTTCTAGGGCTTAATACAGTATATACACCATTTGCTTTCAATAAAGATAAACTCATGGCAATAAACAGTGTATATATATTAGGTTGACCATATATCAAATCTTTCATGACAAGAGCTTCATCAGAAGATTGATTAATTTTTTTATATGGTGGATTAGAAATAATAATATCATATTTATTATTATTGTCTTTAATCCAATTACTACTATTATCAAGTATAAAATTTCTACTAAGTGTTTCAAAAGAAATACTAACATTTGTATTTTTAATTATAAGTTTTTGCAATTCTAATAAATTATTTTTTAATATATTGCAAACATTTTCGTCTTGTTCATATGTACAAATACTTATATTTTTTATGTCTTTGCAATTTTTTATGATACTTTCAACTAATGTAGCTACTAAAATACCACAACCAGCAGAAGGCTCAAGTATAGATAGTGTATCAGTTTTTTTAAACAAATTAAAATCTATAGTAGAAATCATTTTAATTGCTGTATCATAAGGAGTAAAGAATTGAGATTTTTTTTTCAAAAAATCTTTATCTTTACTAACTAAATATTCAATTTGAGATTTTTCAAATATATTTTCAATAAATGTTCTCATTTTGTTTACTCCTATTCATTTTTATTAATGTTTTAAATTTATTCTACTATAGTTAAAACAGAAATACTATAGCTTAGTAATTTCTATTTATATATTATTTGAAGTAACTGTTTCTAGAATCATATTTTTTACATTTTTATGTAAGTAATTTTCTATCTCTATATAATTATAAAAGATATCCTTTATTAAATCTAAAGCCTCTAAAGTATTATTATAGTTCTCTAACCAAAAGTCAGTAGCTATTTTAATCCTATTATCCGAAATATCTGTATTTGAATTTGAAATATCAAATATATCAAAATTAGAAGGATTAAGTTCTCCATGAGCAATTCCATTTCTTCTTTTATATGCATATCCTAATGCATCTAATGGGAAAGATTTATTTTTTAATTCTCCAATATTAATATTGTTTGGGTCAATATCAAATAAACTAAGGGTAGATTCTAAAGTATCTTGGTTAATAATATATTTATCTCTAATCATGGTTTCAAATATATTTTTATTATCTTCAAAGACTGGTTTGAGTACTTTTTTCATAGCATCAATTTTTGAAGATTGCTTAACTAGATGATTCTCTAAACTAGGAACCATGCATAGCAGGATTAAGTTTGGGTTTAAATCATAAAAATCGACACTTATTTCTTTTAAGAAGTCAATGAAATTGAAAAAAGTAGATTTTAAAAAGCCTTCATAATGTGCATAGACACTGGGATATGTATATCTCAAAAGACTAAATTTCTCAGCTTTGGTTTTTATAGAATCTATTATACTTTTTAATTTGATAAGTTCTTTTTTTCTAATTGAAAGTTCACTATCTATTTTTGAAACAAATATCTCTAAATACTTTTCCTTTTTATATGTTGTTAAATTATTCAAAATTAAACACAACCTTTGCTTCATCTTTCGCCATTTTTAATCTTACTATTACTCTTACATTAGATTTACAGTTACTTTTTAAAAGCTCTCCAGTTCCTTTTAATGACTCAATTTTATCTATAACATCAGTTTTATGCTCTTCTAAGATAGATATATCATTTATAACTGATAAACCCCATACAATTGTTTCAAAGATTACCCAATTGAAGCCACCCTTGAATGTTTGTTTCTTTTTATCAAATACTTGAAAACCATATTGTTCATTTATATTTTCAGATAAGAATTTTATTATTTTATCAAAAGCTGATAAATCAGTATTAATATCATACTCTTTTTGTGTAACAATATCACATATTGCATCATCTAAAAATTCATTTATATCAATTGAGTTATCAATATTATCTAAATCTTTGTAATTTCTCATAACAATAAATCTAGTCAATATATCCATATCTTGTCTGTAACTATTTTGATTCTCAGATAAGTTTAAAAAATTTCTATAATATTCATTTTTACAATACAAATCCATTTTATTATAAACATTTTTACTTGACATTAAAATTAGTGCATTTCTAATTTCTTGAGCACTTAAATGTGTTCCACCAGTATTAAGTCTTCTAAATAGTTCAAATTTAGAATTTTCATAGCTATTTTCTTTAAGTATTATAACTGGTATAATAGCTCGTTTAAAATCAATCTTTGAAGGAATATCCAAACTTTCTCCTGATTCTGAACTATAATACTTATCTTTCAAATGAGTTAATATTTTTGCTTTATGCAATTTAAGTGGGGCAACTGTGTTTTTAGTCTCCGGATTACGTAATATACCAACAAAATGGTAAATGGTAGATAGTCTTTGTACACCATCAATTACATCCCAAACCCCACTTTTTTTTTGAAGAACAAATATAGATGGTATTGGATATCCGAGTAAGATTGATTCAACAAAATTGGTCTGTTGTTGTTCAGTCCATCTAAATAATCTTTGGAAAGATGGTTCTAAGTTAATTTCCTCATCAGCATATAAGCTCATCAATTCACCAACAGACATATTTAATTGACTAGTATAAATTTTTCCTCTTTTTTCTAAAATTTCATCTCGTAAAGAACTATAAGTTTTCATCAAAACACCTCTAAATTTATTTTTTATATTTATTTATTAAAAATTCAATATAATCATTAAGCTGTTCTTGTGCTTCTTCAGGTAAATCCTTATGTGGATTTGCTTTGTGTGCAGCTACAGTATCTATATGATTCCTAACAAGTGTTGTACCTAAAAGATAATCTGTTGTAACATCAAAATAATGAGCAAGCTTTATAATATCATCACTTTTAGGTGAAATTATATTATTTTCATATTTAGATAATAAATCAGTACTTATTTCTAATTTTTTGCCTAATATATTTAATGTGACACCTTTTTCCTTTATTAATTCTCTTAATCTTTTTGAGAAAATAGGATTTAAAGATTTTACTACTTGATTGGGATTTTTTATGTCTGTTTTACCAAGTAAGTAATCCGTTGATACATCAAAATAATTTGAACAGTCTTCAATAAAAGATTGTTTTGGCTCTCTTAACCCATTTTCAATCCTAGATAGAGTGGATTTATTTACATTTAAATCCATACTTAATCTATCTAAAGATATTCCTTTTTCTTCTCTCAGTTCTTTTAATCTAAACATATAAAATCATCCTTTATTGTAGTTTTCATTATAGCAACTTTTATTTACATTATAGCAACTTTTTTTGTTATTACAATTAAAATTGCCAAAAAAGCAACAAAAATATTGACTTTTAACATTTTTGTTGCTATTATATAAACAAGAACTTGCTTATATAGTAAAAAGTTAGAGGGTGAAAAAATGTATGTCAATAGATTGAAAGGGTTAATGAAAGAAAACCAACATACGCAAAAATTTGTTGCAGATTTGTTAGGTCTTAGTTTATTTGGTTTTAGGCTTAAACTTAATGGTAAAAATGAGTTCAAAGCAAATGAAATAAAAAAGTTGTCTGAATTATATGGAGTATCAACAGACTATTTTTTTTCAGAATTAGTTGCTAAAATGGCAATAAAATGATGGACATTTTATAGAGAGGAGTTTGTAAATATGAAAGATTTAAAAATAGTAAAAGTTAATAATAAACTAACAACTGATAGTAGGGATATAGCTCTAATGGTTGAAAAAGAACACAAGATTTTACTAAGGGATATAAGAAATTATATAAACCAAATGGAAGAAGCAAATAAAAACATGAGTACAGATTTGTACCCATCTGATTATTTTATTGAAAATACTTATTTAGATGATTATAAAAGAAAGAAACCATGTTACGCAATAACAAAGATAGGTTGTGACTTTATAGCAAATAAAATGACAGGCATAAAAGGTACAGCATTTACAGGAATATATACAAAAAAATTTGATGAAATGGAAAAAGCTTTAAAAAATGAACAAACTAAATTACCAACTACATATAAAGAAGCATTACAACAGTTATTAATAGAAGTTGAGGAAAAAGAACAACTACAACTAGAAAATCAAACAATGAAACCTAAGGCAGATTACTTTGATGCTTTAGTAGAAAGAAATTTACTAACTAATATAAGAGATACATCAAAAGAACTTGGAGTAAAAGAAAAAGTATTTGTTTTATGGTTAATAGAGAAGAAATACTGTTACAGAGATTTAAAAGGAAAGATAAAACCTTATTCTAATAAGATGCAGTACTTTGAACTGAAAGAATTTACAACACCATACGGGCATTCAGATACTCAAACATTAATAAATCCAAAAGGTAGAGAAGCATTTAGATTGTTACTTATAAAAGATGGATTAATTAGAGAAAAAGAACGAGAGTGTCAAATAACTTTATTAGGCTAAAGATTGATAGTACTTTGAAAACTAAAAACAGAATAAATAGCTGCAATGGCAGATGGTATGAAAGTATCAAATGAGCTTTTAGAAAAATCAACTATAAATAATTAAGGGGGAAAGAATTTATGAGTAATAACTTAATGGTATTTGAAGGAAAAGAAGTAGAAGTGTTTGAGTTTGAAGGGCAGATTTTATTTAACCCAAAACATGTTGCAGAGTGCTTGGATATAAAAAATGTAAATGAAAATTTGAGAAATATGAATAATAAACAAGTAATTAAGTTAATTAATTCTAAAATCAGTAGTACTGACTTTAGAAAACTACACAATACAGGAGAAAATTTTCTTACTGAAAGTGGTGTGTATAAGTTAATCTTTAAATCAAGAAAAGAAGAAGCAGAGAGATTTCAAGATTGGGTTACAGATGAAGTTCTACCAAGTATTCGTAAAACTGGCACATATAACATGGTAAATCGACAATTAAAAGATAGTTATATGATAGATAATCCTATAGAGCGTGCTAAACGTTGGATAGAGGAACAAAAGGAGAAAGAGCAGTTACAATTAGAAGGTAAAATGAAAGACCAAGTAATAAAAGAATTAAAACCGAAGGCGGATTATACAGATATGATACTTAAAAACAAAGGACTTGTCACAATAACTCAAATAGCAAAAGACTATGGAATGAGTGGAAAAGAAATGAATAAAATACTTCATGAAAGAGGGATTCAATATAAACAAAGTGGACAATGGCTTTTATATAAACAACATCAAGGGGAAGGGATACACTCATTCAGAAACAATAGACATAACTAGAAGTGATGGAATGACTGATGTAAAAATGACAACTAAGTGGACTCAAAAGGGAAGATTGTTTTTATATGACTTATTGAAAGTAAATAACATATTACCAGATATAGAAAAAGAGTATAGTTATCAAACTTCAATGTTGGGTTAGTACTTTGAAAAATAAATACAGAATATTCAAAAAGAGGTGATTTAAAGGTTGAGTAATAGAAAGAAGTATACCTTGAGTATTACGAAAGAATTATACAATAAATGTAAAGAAAAAGCTAATCAAAGAGGTATGTCAGTGAATGATTACATACTATCAGTGATTAGCAAGAGTATATAAATTATTCTTCAATATTAATTTTAATTTCTCCTTTTCTTTGCTCATAATCTTCAATATGTTTTTTTATTATTTGTTCAATTTCCTTATTAGCAGAACGACCTTCGCTTTCAGCTATATATTTAATTTTTTCAAGCAGAACTCTGTTTATTCTTAAAGTGTATTTAGGTAGTGAAGTTGACATAATAATACCTCCTTTTTAAAGTCTAAATGATGTCATAATTATATCATAAAAATAATTTATAGAAAATCTATAAAATATATTGACGGCATAAAGACGGCGTGATATTATTAAAACAAGAAAGGAGTTGACGGCAAAATGAACTCGAATAAAAAGAGAATAACTGTTAGGATGCCAGAAAAATTAAATGAAGAAATAACGAAAAAATCAAAATACTTAGGGTTAACTAAGAACTCATTTATATTAGATATACTATGGAAGGAATTTGAGTTATTAGAATATAGAAGTTATAAAAAGGAGGTAGATAAACATGAATAACTTACAAGTAATAGAAAGAAATAATGAGAGAGTTCTAACTACACAACAATTAGCAGATGTATATGAAACTGACTCAAGAAATATAAGTAACAATTTCAACAATAACAAAGATAAGTTTATTGAAGGTAAACATTATTTTTTATTGCAAGGTGATGATTTAAAGAATTTTAAAGGCATTCATACAGAATATGAAAACCTAAAATTTGCTTCAAAAATGTATCTTTGGACTGAAAGAGGAGCAAATAGACACTGCAAAATATTAGATACAGATAAGGCTTGGGAACAGTTTGATAATTTAGAGGAAACATACTTCAAGGTTAAAGAAAGTGAGCAACCTAAATTACCAACTACATATAAAGAAGCGTTACAACATCTTATAGAGCAAGTAGAAGTAAATGAGAAATTACAACTAGAAGGAAAAATGAAAGACCAAGTAATAAAAGAACTAAAGCCAAAGGCAGATTATACAGATATGATACTTAAAAACAAAGGTCTTGTCACTATAACTCAAATAGCAAAAGACTATGGAATGAGTGGAAAAGAAATGAATAAAATACTTCATGAAAGAGGGATTCAATATAAACAAAGTGGACAATGGCTTTTATATAAACAACACCAAGGTAAAGGGTACACTCATTCAGAAACAATAGACATAACTAGAAGTGATGGAATGACTGATGTAAAAATGACAACTAAGTGGACTCAAAAGGGAAGATTGTTTTTATATGACTTATTAAAAGTAAATAACATATTACCAGATATAGAAAAAGAATATAGTTATCAAACTTCAATGTTAGGTTAGTGATTTAGTAAAACACAGAATATTCAAAAAGGAGTGATTAAATTGGAAAATAAGAAAATAGAAGAAATAAAAAATGCATTAATAGGGGTGAATCAGACAGAGTGGTCTTTAGTAAAATCTTTTATTGACATGTATTTTAGTAAAAAAGCCGCCAAACTTGAAATTGACGACCTAGATAATTTTGATTTGTATATAAAACGAAAATTTTAATTACTAGCAATTTGTATAAAGATTGGATGGATTCTATAGTCAACACCCTTATAGTAAATATGAACATAATCTTGCTGATACATAGTATGTTCTTCTTCTTTATTAGAAGGACTCCATACATTAGCACCTTCTTCCCACCATATGTAAGGTGAAGAATGGTTACTACCCATTTTACATTCTGGGTCATCACATAGATTAACCCAATTGCCAGCTAAACAAGCATATATTTTAGTCATAATATCACCAACTTTCATATAAATTTGGAATATATTCCATATTTATATTATACCATGTAGAACTGAGGTGAATCCAATGTTGATAGGCGACAATATAAGCCAAATCCTAAGAAAAAGAGATATAAAACCTTATAAATTGGCAAAAGAATTGAATATAGATATAAGTGGTCTATATAAATTGTTGAAGAATAAAAATTCTAATCCAACTATAGATACCCTAATAAAATTAGCTGATTATTTAGATATTACATTAGACGAATTAGTTGGAAGATAAATAATTAAAAAGAGGGGAGAGAATTTTCACATGGATATTTCTGAAAGTATAGCAAAACAATTTAGTGATAGTTTAAAAAGTTTAATAGAAATAGAGATAAATAAACAAGAAACAGATAGAGTTAAGAGTCAAACTGTTGAACAAAAGGTAAAAGTACTGGAGCCTAAAGATATAGTTGTTTTAATAAAAAGAGGTTATCCAAATTATTTGATAACAGTAGAAGAAGCAAGGGGAATTTTAAAATTAGATACAGTTTTTATGCGTAGGTTAGTGAGCACAGGTTTGATAAAATCACTGGCTAGAGGTGATGGTAGAAAAATTTCAAGATATGAAGTTGATGATTTTATTGAAAGAAATCAAGGTAAAAATTTGGATGAACTTTTAAAAGTAGCAGAGAGGGGGGATGAAATTGTTAAGCCTTAATACTAATAAGAATAATATAGTAACTCTTAAAAAAGATGGAAAAGCTATAGCAGACATAGTATTTAAAGATATTAAAACTGGTAAGAAAATATCGGTTGGAGTATTAAATAAAAAAGTGCTGGTCAAATAACCAACACACAAAAAAATAAAAAATAAAATATAACACAAACAAATTATAGCACAAAAAGAATGGATTTAGAATAGGTAATATAACATTCTAAAAGGTTTAATGTGTAATAATTGTAACAATTTAGAATGTAGCTTATATAGATAGTAATAAATTGGGAGGGATTTAAATGGAAGCAGCTAGACTAATAGCAATAGGTCAAATTAAACAAGCAGAAAAAGAAATATGTAAATTACAAGGTACAAAAAATAATAGTAGTTTAATGTGGTGGGAAGCCGTAAAATTTGCTAGTCAAAATATATTAGAGGGTCTTGAACATGACATTGAGTTAGAAGCTTCTATTGAGTTTAGAGAAGCTATGATGTATCAAGAAGAACTTGAAAAAGATAGACCAATAGATGTCCAGATATAAAAAAAGAGCCTTCGAACAGGCTCTAAGTGAAAATAAGTTACAAAAATTATAGGTATATTATAACATAAGGGGGAATAAATGAAAACAAAAAATGAAATAATTAAGGATTTAGAAGATAGATTATTTTTATTAAGATTTACAACAGTAGATGAAGTAGATTGGGATGTAAAATTTGGACAAATATCAGCATTAGAATTTTGTATAGATAAACATAGAAAAGGATGCACTTTGCAACAATTCAAAGAACATTTAGACGAATACAAATTACAAGGGAACTATGGTGATTATATAGATGGTTTTGTGTCAGTTTTAGAAAGAAATATTAGAGAAATGGAGGGAGAAATTGATGGAAGTGAATAATATTTACATAAAATTGATGGATGTAAGAATTAAGTTTAACAAATTAGATATAAAAAAGAGTGGTCAAAACAAGTTTGCTAACTTTAAATATTTTGAGTTAGCAGACTTCTTACCTCAAGCAACAGAGCTGTTACAAGAAGCTAAATTATGCCCTATAGTGACCTTTACAAATGATTATGCAACTCTAACATTGATTAATGGAGAGAAACCAACAGAAGAGATAATATTTACTTCTCCAATGAGAGAATTACAATTAAAAGGCTCTAATGAGTTACAAGCATTAGGAGGAATTGAAACATATCAGACAAGGTATTTGTACATTCAGTTATTAAACATTACAGAAAATGATACTTTTGATGCTACTAGTGGAAAAGAAGATTATAAAAGAAATGACTTAACAAACTTCTCTATTAAAGCAAGTGAAAATGGTCAAATAAAAATAAGTCAAAATCAAATAAAAAGACTGTTTTCAATAGGAAATACAATAGGCAAAGATTCAGATAGAGTAAAAAGTGAAGTGTATTATAAGTTTAATAAAGAAGTTAAAGATTTAAGTAAACAGGAATATGACCAGATATGTGTTGGATATGAGAAATTGCAAAGAGAAAAAGGGATAATTAAGTAGGTGAATCTCTTGAATAATATGGACAAAGTTATTATAGAAAAAGGAAATATATTAAGTGATGGGTATGGTCTTATGCCAAGGTTAGTAGCAAGAGATAGATGGTTAACTGTTGGTGCTAGAATGCTATATTCTTATTTATCCAGTTTTGCAGGGATAAATGGAACTTGCTTTCCAACTAGAGATTTAATTTGTTATGAGTTGAATATATCAAAAGATACATTTACAAAATACAAAAATGAATTGGAACTTAGTGGATATATAAAGATTCATAAAAATAAATCTAAACAAGGTAAAATGCAAAATAATATATATGAAATAGTATTTGATAGAACTTATATAGATGAATGTGTATCTAGAAGAGGTGTAAAAGTAAATAAAAAGAAGAAAAAACCATGTCCTAAAAATATAGACATGGAACCATGTCCTACTTTTCCGGACACGACTCAGCCGGACACGGAAAATGTGGACACTAATATTAATAGTATTAATATTAATAGTTTTAATAGTATGTATATAGATAAGCCTGTGGATAACTATTTAAAAGAATTTAAGAAGCTATATGAAGAAAATATAGGAGTAGTATATCCAGTCACAGCTGAATGGTTATTAGAAGTATCTAAGGAAGTAGATATAAGAGTATTTAAAAGAGCTATAGAGATATGTGCTGAAAGAATGAATATGAATTTATCATACTTAAAAGGAATCCTTAAAAAGTGGAAGGATGCAAATATAACTACATATGAACAATTAGAGTCATATAAATTACAACATGAAAATAAAAAGTCAAAAAAACCTAATAGTGTAGTAAGCAAAAATAAGTTTGCTAATTTTGAACAAACATTTACTCAATACAGTAACAAAGAATTAGATGAAATTATAAAGAAAAGCCAAAAGGCTAAATTTAAATAATATTGATGGAGGTATTAAAATGAATCAAGTTGTATTAGTTGGAAGATTAACTAGAGACCCAGAACTCAAATACATACCAGGAACAGGTACAGCAGTAGCATCATTTACAATAGCTGTAGACAGAAATTATATAAATAAAGAAGGAAAAAGGGATACTGATTTTATACCAATAGAAGTAATAGGTAAATCAGCTGAATACTGTGCAAATTACATAACAAAAGGGAAGCTAGTAGCATTAGAAGGGAATATAAGAGTTGACAATTATCAAACTCAATCAGGTGAAAAAAGAATATTTACAAAAGTCAGTACAAAATCAGTACAATCATTAGAAAGCAAGAATAAATCGAGTAATTCATATAAAGAGAGTGTACAAGATGGAACCATAGGACTAGACCCTCAAGGATTTGAAATTATAGATGATGATGAGTTACCATTTTAATCTGAAAAATTAAATATGAGGTGAAATAAATGTTTAAAGTAGAAAGGTATTTTAGTGGCTCAGTAGTGGACAACCTTATTGAAGATGACCTTACATGTAGAAACTACTTAGCATTATATTGTTGTTTGTTGGGAATTACAAAAAATGGAAAAAAGATATATCCTAAGCCAGAAAAAATGTTAGCTGAGTTTGGAGTAAAGAAGGACAGAAAAATAAAAAAAGAGTTACCAGTAAGAATTAGAAACGTTAATACAGGGGAAGTAAAAGAATTTGAGTCTATAGATGGTGCAGCCTGTTTTTTAAGATTAAAATATCAAGCAGTTTATCAAGCTATTAAAAAGAAAAGTAAAACTAGAAGTGGCTGGAAAGCTGAATATATTGAGGAGGAATAATGGAAGTTTCAAGGACAGAATATACAATTAAAAGAGCAAAAGAGCTATATGACAATGGAGAGGATATATTTATTGCTATAGATAAGGCTAGAGAAGAATATGAGGAGATGATTAAAAGTGAATATCTTAGCTAGTGTAATATTAGTAATAGGAAGTTTTATAGCTGGTAGAGTTTATGAGTATAGATTGAATCTAAAAGAGTGTGAAAATTGTGATAACAAATATCCTGAAAAATGAGAAAGAAGTGGTTTTATGAATAAAAGAATAATTTGCACTTGGTGTGGTAAATTATTTTACATCTCAAAACAGTCTAAAAAAATTTATTGTTGTAAAAGATGTGAGAGAAAGGCTAATAGAAGTAATAGAGAACAGCAAAATTAATTTTAAACAATAACACTATGGGGGAATAGCAATGAATAAGTTTCAAAAAGCAGTTTCTCAAATGGTAAAGCAAGAGGAAAAAGAGAATTTATGGCAAGGATATGAAAATTGTAGAGTAGGTAGAAGTATATCAAGTTCAATAAGAAGGTATGTAAAAGGATTTGAAAAGTTTGGATATAGTGTACATGAGGTTTATGAATTTATAAACGATATTAATAAGTATGAGTAACTTTAAGTGATAAAGGAAGTATTTGATTGAGTAAATACAATAATAAGAAAATTGTAATAGATGGAATTAAATTTGATAGTAAAGATGAGTCAGAGTATTATTTATATTTAAAAGAAAAAAAGGATAATGGAGAAATAAAAGACTTTGGACTTCAACAAAAGTTTGAACTACAACCTAAATTTAAAAAAGATGGGAAAAGCTATAGAGCTATTACATATACAGTTGATTTTGCCATATACAAATGGAATGGTGAAGTCGTTTATATAGATGTGAAAGGGTATAGTACACAGCAGGGTGAACTTAGAAAAAAGCTTTTTGACTATAAATATCAGGACAAAAAATTGATATGGATTGCTAAAAGCAAAAAATATGGGGTAGATGGTTGGATAGAATATAGTGAACTTAAGAAAAAGAGAAAAGAAAATAAGAAAAAGGTAGCTTAAATAAATAGGAGTGATGTTATGGCAAGTAAAGTTAAAAAGGAGTTTTTTATGGCAACTAAAAAACACCTTGAGAACTACAAACAACTACATATTAATATTGAAAGTCTAAAACTTCAAATAAAAAATCTCAAAGAGTTCCATTTAGGTGATTTTATGCAAGGTTTAAGCTATGACAGCATTCCCATAAGTAAGACTAATTCAATAAGTAATCAAGTTGAAAATGAGTTAATTAATCTTGAAGAAAAGATAATAGAAAAGCAGATAGAATTATATGAAATGGAAGCACTAAAATATACAATAGATGTATCCATAAGCAATTTAAAACCTATACATAAACAAATTATAAGGTATAGGTATATTGAAGGCTTAGAATGGAGTTTAATAGTTGATAAAGTATACTTAGAAGAAAGACAATTAAGAGAAAGAGCTAATCAAGCCATTAGTTCAATATCAATAGCCTTGTTTGGAAAGAAAGCACTAATAGAGCAAGAACCATTATTTAAGATGTTAGATTTATAGGCAGTGAATAGCTGTCTATTTTTTTTACTAAAAAAAGGAAAAAAGGTATTGATTATATCGGTACGACATGATATAATATAAATATAGAAAGGAGGTGAAAGAAGTGGTCAAAAAAATAAAAGAGTTCGGCAAAGTTGTCAAAGCCCTTACCGAACTTGCTCTTGAAATAGGTACACTAATAGCCGTTATAAAAATGGTATTAGATAGCCTATAAGACTTTAGAAGGGGAGTCAGCACCTTCCCTTCTAATTAAATAATAATACATGACCACTCAAAATACAATGGGAAAATATAAGGAATTAATTACAGAGTTAGGGAAATTAAGTTTTGGTATAGTTAAATTAATTGGTGCAATAGCATTATTAGTATTTGCTATAAAATATTTATTTTCCTAGAGGGAGAGAAAGAAATGGAGAAAAGAATATTGAAAGTACTCTTATCAAAAAGTGGCTCAGGTTCACTGAGTCCTAAAATAAGTCTACCTGCAACATGGATTAAAGAAATGAATATAACACAAGAAGAGAGAGAAGTTGAAGTTTATTTTGAAAATAATGAAATTAGGATTAAAAAGAAAGACCTAGATTAAATTCTAGGTCTTTTTGTTGCCGTTTTTCTGCCGATTTTACAATTTAAAATGTGAGATAATAGTATTGTGGAAATGAATATTTCTCTCTCAAAACTAAATATATATGTGGGCTAGGTAAAGGGATTCGCCTAGCTTATATGAACAGACTAGGCAGGGCATGAGGATGCTGTAAGTTCAATTCTTACTATGTTCAAACTTATTAATACACTATATATAGATATGCTGGATTAAAACGGAATTTAATTCAAATGTCTAAAAGAGTGGGGCTTGGTAACCTCACTCAATTTGCAAGGACTGGTGTGTATTCTTAGGTTCGATTCCTAAAACTTGCTAATGAGTATCTCCATAAAAAAGACTAAGCCCCCTAACTTAGTCTTTTTTTATTTGGAGCAAAGAAGAATAAAAAATAAATATTATAGCTTTATATTAATTTTATGTCCTGTATAAAATGACAAATATAGAATATTATGATTGTTATTTATTGGTGTAGAATGTATAATTTAGGTAAAATATATAAATTATACAGGGGGATATAATGCTAATATTATATAAGTCTATACATATAATTAATTATGAAGAAAATAAGATTATTCCAAGGGAGATACCAGAACATTTTAATTTTTACATTGAACATGTAATTGACTTTATAGATACTAATACAAAAACAAGACAATATAGAATAGATTCACAATTAACAGATGTTGTAAAAAATATAAAGGGAATAATAAGTGATAATGATTTACAACTATGTTATGATGAAAAATCATATAATATAGTTAGTAAATTATTAAACACAGAAAATGAAAGGCAAAGTAGAATAGGTAGCATGGATGTTAAAATAAAAAAAGGAAGTGTTATTCAGGCTCTATTAAAAGATGAAGAGGTTGACAGATACGAGTATCTTATTGCTAAGGTAAATCACACAAACTTTATAGACGATTCAGATTTTATTTCTAGAACAGGATTTTCTGCTAAAGAACAAGATATATCAAAAACTTGCTTATTTGAAATTACTAAGGAAGATGATATATTGATTGATAGTGCAAGTATTTATATAGATAACAGAGCAAGTTATTGGGCAAATGAATTTTTAGAGTTAACTGAAATGAGAGATGATGAAATAAACACTAAAACTGTATTTAAAGAAGTTAATGCAGTTCTCATGAGAAATGTAAATAAAAAGTCTAAAAATGATTACACTGTGTTGAGAAACTCGCTAATAGGATATTTGAAAAAAGAAAGATTAGTCAATTATGATAATCTTATAAAAGATTTATTTGAAGGTTATAGCCCATTAGATGATGAAAAACTAAATAGAGATGCTATGAAAAACATGGTTGAAAAATTAGAAAAATTACCACAAACTAAAAAATTCGATTTACAATTTAATTCAGCACCAACTGCAATAAATTCTAAGATTAAAAAAGAATATATAGTTAATCAAGGTATAAAAATTAAGATTGATGACTATATTGAAGATATAAAAAATATAATACATTCAGAAGAAGAAAAGGATGGGTCACGATATATAAAAATAAAAACTAATAACGAAGAAACATTCAAAGCTTTTGAGTAGGAATTTTAAGAGGAGGGATATTGAATGAGTATTTTAAGTGAATTTTTTTCTTTGTTTAATGCTAATTCAAGTGATTTATCAGAAAGAGTTCAGGTAGTGGAGTGTACTTTTACTTGTAATGGTAATGAACTTCCTCCCATTGAAAATATAAAGTGTGTTTTGAATAAATTTCCAATAAGAGACGAAGTAAAAATAAGACTTTATAATGATTATGAAGAAACTATTATTTTTGATAATCATAATGATGAAATAATTGGCTGTGAAGTTGAAGTTTTCTATCAAGATAGCAAAGAAGATACAGAAGTAAACATAAGCCTTGAAATAAATAAAATGATTAGTCAAAATACTTTATCTGTATATAATTTTGAAAAGTTTTCAAATTCTATATTGAACAAATCTAATAAAGAAATATTGGGAATATTTAGTGATTTTTTAAAAAATAAAGAATACTTAATATTTGAGTTATATGATTCTAATTTATTATTTTGGACTAATACAATGGTGTTTAAGAACTATAATCAGAATACTCCAGAAATTAAATTTTTAAGAAGTAATAAAATTGAAATTTGTAAACAAATTTCTTCATTTTATAATGTAACAGATTATGAATTAATACCAGATGATTTTGAAATAATATCTAATTCTAATAATAATATTTTTGAAGAAATCTTTTCTAAATTAAGAACTTTGATGTCTATGATATATGTATCTAATACTGCTATTATTGACAATGAAAGTTTAAATGTTGAAATAATAGGGCAAAGAAAAACATGTTTTAATTATAATATAAATACACAATTGGTAAATAATGATGAATTGTATAAAATTTATAAATGGATATTTACTGATGGTAATTCAGTAGACAAGGCTATAATAGCTAGAAATATAATTAGCTTACATTGCCAATATGATGATATATTAAGAACTGATCAGAAAACTTTCTCATCAATACAATCAAATTTTAGTTTATATCAAAGGGATAATGTAGTTAAATATATAGAGTTAAAAAATAAGTTAGGTGAGTACATAATAAAGATTGTGACTGAAACAAATGACATAGTGACAGGATTGACAGATAAATTCAAAAAAAATATAATTGCATGTTTTACATTTATATTTACTATTGTATTAGCTAATATTGTATCAAGTAATCCATTGAATAATATATTTACTAAAGACATAACTTTTTTACTGGAAACAATTCTAGTAGGTTCCATTGGATATTTAGTTATAAGTGTATTGGAGATGAATTATAATTTAAAAAAATTAGAAAGAGGTTATGAAGATTTAAAGAATAATTATACTGATATATTAGATGCTAATGATATTTTAGAAATATTCAATAATGATAAAACCTTTAAGGACAATGTTAAAGATGTCAAAAAAAAGAGAATTCTATTTACAGTAATATGGGTAGTAGCAATATTAGTTTGTTTTATAGGTATTAAATGTATAAGTTGATAAGCGATAATCACAAGCTAATTAAAAAATAAAAATATTTTGTAGTTGTTGAATAGTTTTTGAAGGATATTGACCTCTGACGTTGAATTTTATACTTTGGAGGGGATGAATATGGATAGTTTCGAGCAATTTAAAGAATTAGGATGGCTTTCTAGTGCAATAGCATTGATTGTTACATTTTATAAAAGCAGTCAAAAGAAGGTTGAGAATTATGAAGAGCTTTATTTTGAAAAAATATTGCTACCATATGTAGAAGAATATAGAAAAGATAAAAATATAAATTCTATCACTTTTTTTCAAGATAAAAATAGTTTAATAAATTGTTTTATACCTAATTATGTTTTCAGCATTATTGATAAAAATGATTCTATATTATTACACAAGATATTAATAGTAGATTATTGGGAAAAAAACAATTCAAGTTTAAATAATATATATAAAAAAATTGATAGGTTGTGTAATATAACTGATTTTGTGGGTATGTTTTTATTTATATTTGGAAGCGTTATTTCTTTTTTAAGTACGATTTTATCATTATTTATTGTTGTTATAGATTTCTTTGTGCTTTCAAAAGTAGACAAAGATACCAAAATGTTTATTGTAATAGGTATTATAGGTGCAATTCTATTCTTTGTGTTAATTTATTTTGCTAATAAAAAACTTAAGAATTTTAAAGATGACTATACAATAAAAAATGAAGAGATAGAAAAATTTATAAAAAACAAGGAAGAGGAATACAACAATAATCACATAAAATATTATATTAGTTAAAGAACTCCAAGTGAGTTCTTTTTTTATTCCCAAAACGACAAACAAACGAGGTGGTGATGTGCAAGATGTCAAAGAAAAGGTAAAACAAGATTACCTAAAAGGTATGAAACAAAAGGAAATATCAGCAAAGTATGACATTAGTTTAAACACTTTAAAGTCATGGATTAAAAGATACAACTGGGCTAGTGAAAAAAAGAAGGGTGCATCTAAAAATAAAAGGGGTGCACCCATAGGTAATAAAAATGCCACTGGTCCACCTGGTAATAAGAATGCTGAAAAGTTTGGTTTCTTTTCAAAATATCTACCCGAAGAAACTAGGGAATTAATACAAGAAATATCTATAAAAGATAAATTTGATATTCTTTGGGAACAGATAACAATTCAATATGCAGCAATAATAAGAGCACAGAAGATAATGTATGTTAAAGGCAAGGAAGAAATGGTTAAAGAATTAAAGAAATATGAAAGCACAGAAAATGGTGAGAAGATAGAGTATGAATTTCAATTTGCATGGGATAGGCAAGCATCTTTTCTTAATGCACAGAGTAGGGCTATGAGTGAACTTAGAAGTTTAATTAAACAGTATGATGAAATGATTCATAAGGATTGGAATTTGGCTACAGAGGAGCAGAAAAATAGAGTTGAGAAGTTGAAATGTGAAGTTGATAACCTAAGTAAAGATGATATTGGAGATGATGAGTTGAAAATAAGTGTAGATTATGGTGATAGAAATGATAGTTAGAGTAAATTTTAATCCAGATTTCAAGGAAGCCAATTTTACTAAAAAAAGATACAGAGCAATGAAAGGTTCAGCAGGGAGTGGAAAATCTGTTAATGTAGCACAAGACTATATACTAAAGTTAGGAGATAAGAAGTATCAAGGAGCTAATCTATTAGTAGTTAGAAAGTCAGAATCTACACATAAGTATTCAACGTATGCAGAGCTTACAGGAGCTATAAATCGTATTTATGGTAAACAAGCTGATAAGTATTGGAAAACTACTTTAAATCCTTTAGAAATTAAGAGTAAAGTTACTGGTAACTCTATAATTTTCAGAGGAGTTAATGATGCAAAACAAAGAGAAAAATTAAAATCAATTAACTTCTCGAAAGGAAAATTAACATGGGTTTGGTGTGAAGAAGCTACAGAACTTATGGAAAGTGACATAGACATACTAGATGACCGTTTAAGAGGTATTTTAACTAATCCTAACCTATACTATCAAATGACATTTACATTTAATCCAGTTTCAGCTACTCATTGGATAAAAAGAAAGTATTTTGACTATAAAAATGATGATATATTTACTCATCATAGTACTTATCTACAAAATAGATTCATAGATGAGGCTTACTACAGAAGAATGCAAATGAGAAAAGAGCAAGACCCAGAAGGGTACAAAGTCTATGGTCTTGGAGAATGGGGAGAAACTGGTGGAGCAATACTTAAAAATTATGTTATACATGAATTTCCTACAGAATTTGAATACTTTGATAATATGAGGTTATCACAAGACTTTGGATTTAACCATGCAAATGTAGTACTTAGAATTGGCTTTAAGGATGGAGAGTTATATATATGTAATGAAATATATGTACATGAGATGGATACCTCTGAAATCATAAAGATTGCAAACAGTAAAGGTTTAGAAAAGAATCTATTTATGTACTGTGATAGTGCTGAACCAGATAGAATTAAGATGTGGAAGAGTGCAGGATATAAAGCTAAAGGAGTTAAAAAAGGACCAGGAAGTGTTAAAGCTCAAATAGATTATTTGAAACAATTAAGAATACATGTACATCCTAGTTGCACTAATACCATAAAAGAAATACAACAATGGAAATGGAAACAAGATGAAAGAACTGGATTATATCTTGATGAACCAGTTGAGTTTATGGATGATGCAATGGCTGCTCTTAGATATTCTATAGATAATAAGCTTAAAAATAATGGAATAAGCTTCTTAAAGTAAAGGAGGTGTTAAATATTTATATAAGTGAAACAGATTTAATAAAAGTTCAGTTAAAAAAAGAGAGCACCTTTAACCTAGTAAAAGTCATAGAACACTACATCTTAAAACATAGGCCAGAAAAATATAAACAAGGAGAAGAATACTATTATGGTAATACTGATGTAAACAATAAGAGAAGATATTATCTCTTAGATGGAGCTAAGGTTGATGATTTTACTAAAGTTAATAATAAAGCAATTAACAACTACCATAAGCTTTTAGTTGACCAAAAGGTAGGCTATAGTGTCGGAAATCCCATAGTATTTAATGCAGATGATGATAATCTCACTAAGCTTTTAAATGACTTACTAGGAGAAGAGTTTGACGATACAATAACAGAACTATATCTCAATGCTAGTAATAAAGGGGTTGAATGGTTACATCCATATATTAATAGAAGAGGTGAGTTTAAATATGTAATAATTCCAGCTGAAGAAGCAATTCCTATTTGGGATAGTAAAAGACAGAGGGAATTAGTTGCATTTATTAGGTTTTATTATATTGAAGATATAGATGGAAATAAAATAAAAAGAGTTGAGTACTACACAGAAAATGACGTAACTTACTTTATTGAAAGAGGTAATAGTTTTATTCAAGAATTTTTATATGATGAATATGGAAAAATGACTGATATACAAGAAGGTCATTTTAGAATAAATAACAAAGAACAGGGATGGGGTAAAGTTCCATTTATATCTTTTAAAAATAATGAAAAGTGTGTCTCAGATTTAACTTTCTATAAATCATTAATAGATATATATGACAATAATATTTCTACACTAGCAGATAACTTAGATGAAATACAAGAGGTTATTTATGTATTAAAAGAATATCCAGGAACAAGTCTACAAGAGTTTATAGATAATATAAGATACTATAAATCAATTAAAGTAGATGGTGGAGGTGGAGTTGATAAACTAGAGATAAATATACCAGTTGAAGCTAAAAAGGAGCTTCTTGATAGATTGGAAAAGAATATAATTATCTTTGGTCAAGGAGTTAATCCAGAATCTCAAAACACAGGTGACAAATCGGGTGTAGCACTTAAATTTTTATATTCACTACTTGACTTAAAATGTTCTAAGACTGAAAAGAAGTTTAAAAAAGCAATTAGAGAGCTTTTATGGTTTGTGTGTGAGTATTTAAAGATAAGTGGTAGTAAGAGCTATGATTATAAAACAGTTCAAATTACTTTTAATCACTCTATGATAATAAATGAAGCTGAAAAGATAGATATGGCAGCTAAATCAACTGGAATTGTATCAGATGAAACTATTGTTTCTAACCATCCTTGGGTCGAGGATGTTAATGACGAACTTGAAAGACTTAAAAAACAGGAAGATACTCAAAAAGAGTATGATGATTTAATTCCTAATAATCAAGATGGTGTTATAGATGAAACATAAAGATTATTGGAGGAAGAGATTTGAACAATTAGAAGAAGCTCAGAATAATAAAAGTATAAAATATTATCTTGAATTAGAAAAACAATATAAACTAGCAATGTCTAATATAGAAAGAGATATACTTATATGGTATAACAGATTCACTGAAAATGAGGGAATATCTTTATTGGAAGCTAAGAAACTGCTAAATACAAGAGAACTAGAAGAGTTTAAATGGAGTGTAGAAGAATATATTAAATATGGTAAAGAAAATGCTATAAATCAAAAGTGGATGAAAGAGTTAGAAAATGCTAGTGCAAGAGTTCATATAACAAGGCTTGAAGCTTTAAAACTGCAAATACAGCAACAAGTAGAAGTTTTATATGGAAATGAACTTGATGGTATTGATAAACTAATGAGAGATATTTATACAAGTGGATACTATCATACAGCTTTTAATGTTCAACAAGGAGTAAACGTTGGTTGGAGTTTAATGAGTCTTGATACTAACAGAATAAATAAAGTTATTTCTAAGCCTTGGACTAGTGATGGATTAAACTTCAGTGAAAGAATTTGGGGTAAGCATAGACCTGCTTTAGTAAATGAATTACATACTAAGCTAACTCAATCAATTATTAGAGGTGAAAATCCAAAGAAGCTAGTAAATGACTTTGCTAAGAGATTTAAGGTATCTAAGTCACAAGCTAAGAACTTAATAATGACTGAATCAGCTTTCTTTGCATCAGCTTCAAGAAAAGATTGTTTTAATGATTTAGATGTAGAGAAATATGAGATTATTGCTACATTAGATTTAAGAACTTCAAATATATGCAGAGAGTTAGATGGAAAAATATTTGATATGAAAGATTATCAAGTTGGAATAACAGCTCCACCATTTCATTGTCGTTGTAGGACAACAACAGCTCCTTGGTTCGAGGATGAAGAAGGCTATAGAGCAGCAAGAGGAGAAGATGGAAAAACATATTATGTACCATCTAGTATGAAGTATAATGAGTGGTATGAGAAGTATGTTAAAAATAATAGTAAACAAACTGGTGCAAAATATACTAAAGGTGATATCGAGTGGAATATAAGAAGAGAAGAAGAAGCAGAACTATATTACGATAATATTAGAAATAGAAAAGATGATATTTCCAAAATATCAAAGAATACAAATTGGTCAGAAAAAAGTATAGGTCAAATTAAAAATCATATTTTCTACAATACTCATATAATGAGAGATGGAACTAGACGTATGTTGGATTCTGACTATAGTATGTCAGTTGCTTGGCAAAGACTTATAAATGGTACATACGAAGATATTGATATTCTCTTATTAAAACATGAATACCTTGAAAGTATATTTGAGAAAAAGTATAATATAAGTAACTTAGAAGCCCATAGAATGACTGAGAAAAAGCATGATTGGTATAAAGAATTAATTAAACAGAAAGGAGAGTTTGAAGAAGATGATTGTCTTAATGAACTTATTAGAAAAGAATAATGAATATGTTATATATAGTTATGGATATGAAGAAAATAAGCTTGATGGAAGAATAAAAATATATTTAGATGATTTTTATAATTATGAAATAATAAAAGAGTCAAAAGATGAACATATAAGTAAATCAGCAACGTTAAAAGCTATTTCTAAACTTATAAAAGCTGCTAAAAATAACGATTTGAAAAAAGAAATGAGTTATCAATGTTAGAAGCACTTACTGAACAATAAATTAGTAGGTGCTTTTATTATGTAAAAGTTTAAAAAAGTAGGTAATTTTAATGTAAATATTAACTCAAGTTATAGCTGTAGTTTGTGTAGTACAAATCTTTATTAATTGTATTGCTAATGTCAATGTAGGTATTCTTTGCAATAAATTAAAAGAAAAAAATGAAGCTAATATAGATAAAGTTTCTGATGAAATTCTAAAGAAAGTAGGAGAAGAATTAAATAAATCACTAGACAAAAGTCTTTAAAGACTTTTTTTATTGTGTAAAAAATGAAAGGAGATATTTAAAAGATGGATTGGTTAAAAGAATTGCTAGAAGGAATAAAAATAGAAAATAACAAAATTGATGTAGTTTCTCTTCAAAAATCTATAGAAAAGAAAATAAAAGAGACTACAATTACTCAAGAAGATTATACAAATCTTGAAACACAACTTAATACAGCTAATGAAGCTATTAAAAAGTTTGAAGGAGGTATGACAAAAGAAGATGTAGAGAATCTAAAAACAGCTTATGAAACTGATAAGAAAACTTTGGAAGAAACCTACAAAAAAGAAATTGAAGAAAAGGACTTTAATTACTGGTTAAATGATGCTTTTAAGTCTATTAAATGTAGGGATGAAATAGCGTTAAAAGCTCATTTAGACATGGAAGCACTAAGAAATAGTAAAGATAGACAAAAAGCTTTTGAAGAGCAAATAAATCCTTTGAAACAGGATAAAGATTATTTGTTTAATGCAACACTAGAAGGTGAAGAGCCTAAAATAGATACTATAACACCAGGGCAAGAGCCTAAGATAAATGATTTTGGTTTTAATTTTACTGGGGTAAGACCTCATGAAAATAATAATAAATAGGAGGAAATAAAATGGTAGCACTAAATTATGCAAAAGAATATTCAAATGTTTTAGCACAAGCATATCCTTATACTTTAAACTTCGGGGATTTGTATGCAACACCAAATAATGGAAGATATAGATGGACTGGTTCTAAAACAATAGAAATACCAACTATATCTACAACTGGAAGAGTAGATTCAAACAGAGATACAATAGCAGTAGCTCAAAGAAACTATGATAATGCTTGGGAACCTAAGGTATTAACTAATCAAAGGAAATGGTCAACATTGGTTCATCCAGCAGATATAAACCAAACTAATTATGTGGCTTCAATAGGCAATATAACAAAAGTATATAATGAGGAACAAAAGTTTCCAGAGATGGATGCTTACTGTATATCTAAAATATATGCTGATTGGACCGCATTAGGTAACACAGCAGATACAACTGTTCTTACAACAACAAACGTATTAGAAGTATTTGATAAGTTAATGGAAAAAATGACAGAAGCTAGAGTACCTGAAAATGGAAGAATATTGTATGTTACTCCAGTAGTAAATACACTTATCAAAAATGCAAAAGAGATACAAAGAACAGTAAATATAAAGGATGCAGGAACTTCTCTTAATCGTCAAACAACTGATATTGATACAGTTAAAATAATTAAAGTTCCATCTAACCTCATGAAAACTGCATATGATTTTACAACTGGATGGAAAGTAGGAGCAGGAGCTAAACAAATCTTTATGTCCTTAGTTCACCCAAGTGCAATAATTACACCTGTTTCTTATCAGTTCTCTAAGTTAGACGAACCAACAGCAGTTACAGAGGGAAAATACTTCTACTTTGAAGAAAGTTTTGAGGATGTATTTATATTAAATAAAAAAGCTGATGCAATACAATTTGTTGTTGAAGGAGCTGGAGCATAATGGCACAAGTAAGGAAATTAAATAGAATATTAACTATAGAAGAGTGTAAAATAGATGATTTCTTAGAGATGGGATATGATTTGATAGATGAAACTGGTAAGGCACTAAAGTATGGCAAGTCATTAAATGTAAAAGATTTAATAGCTGAAAATAATATTTTAAGGTCAAAAGTTGAGTCTTTAGAAGAAGAAAATAAGCAGCTTAAAGAGAAAAATAAACTTACTAAAAAGTAGGTGAAAATTATGGAAAATAATATAATTGATGAAATAGAAAAAAGACTTGAAAGTTTTGGATATATATTAAAAGATGGAGATAAGTGGTTAATAGGTTTTGTAAGAGAAAAAATAGAAAATATTATTAAACTAGATTGTAATATAAAAACTATGCCAATTGAATTGAAAGAAATTGAAGTTGATATGATAGTTGGAGAGTTCTTATTTACCAAGAAAAATATGGGTCAATTAGATATAGAAAGCATTAACTTTGAAGCTGTAGAAAAGTCTATATCAGAAGGTGACACAAAGGTAGATTTTGCTATAGGAAGTGGTTCTCAAACACCAGAACAACGCTTTGATAGCTTAATAGCTTATCTTACTACTTATGGTAAGAATAAGATATTAACCTTTAGGTGCTTAAGATGGTAAGTAAAACTAGAAAAGCAATAGAAATGTTATATAGAGATAAATGTACTATAGTTGAGTATCAGCCAATTAAAGACCCTGTAACAAAACGAACTAACAATAAAGAAGTGATTGTATTAGAAAATCAACCATGTAAACTTTCATATAAAAATATAGTTTCTGCTACAGAAGGGAAAGTAGCTAAGCTAGAGCAAACTATTAAACTCTTTATATCTCCAGATATAGAAATTAAAGCAGGTTCAAAACTTATTATAAATGATAAAGAGTATGTAAGAAGTGGAGAATCAGCTATATATCCAAATCATCAAGAAATAATACTTGAGTTATTTAAGGATAAAGCATAATGGCTAGATGGGGCAGTGTTGATTTTAGAGAGTTTAAAAGAGTTTGTAAAAAGATGGAGGAGCTTACAAAGATTGATTTAGATAAGTTTTGCAAGGATGCAGCAAGAGAATTAGCAGCACGATTACTTGGGAAAGTAATTAGAAGAACACCAGTTGATACAGGATTCTTACGACAAGGATGGAATGGAGTGGCTTATGCTAGGTCACTTCCTGTTTACAAACAAGGTAATAATTATATTATAGAAGTTGTTAATCCAACTGAATATGCAAGTTATGTAAATTTCGGGCATAGAACTAAAGATGGTAAGGGATGGGTTAAAGGACAACATTTCTTAACAATTTCAGAGATGGAACTACAAAGCCAAATTGATAAGATTATAGAGAAAAAGTTATTAATATTACTTAAAGGAGTATTTGATGCTTAATAATATAATTGATGGAATATCTATTAAATTAGATAAAACATTTGGAGAGAGTTATACAATTTATAGTGAAGATGTGGAGCAAGGTATAAATGAACCTTGTTTTTTTATTGTTCCTATAAATCCAAGCAAAGTATCATATCCAAGTGGCAGGACATTAAAAAAGAACTCTTTTGATGTACATTATTTTCCTAAAAGTAATGATAAATCATTTGAAATAAATGAGATAGCTGAGATGTTACTGGAGGAATTAGAGTATATAGAAATTGATGGAGACTTAGTCAGAGGTACAAATATGAATTTTGAAATTATAGATAATGTTCTTCATTTCTTCGTTGATTATAACTACTTTACTATAAAAAGTAATAATGCAGATAAAATGGATACAGTAGAGTTATTTGGTGGTTTGAAGAGAGGTGATAAACTTGAGTAAAACATTAAGTAAAGAAGAAAATTACAAGTTTACTAAGGAGCAGATAGTTAATTCTAAGAAGTATGTAAATAGAAAAGATTTATTAAATGCAATTTTAAAAGAAAATGAGTTATATTCCTTCTCAGAAGTAGAGGAAATAATAAATAATTTTATGAAAGGAGTGAGTTAGATGGCTTTAGGTGGAGGAACATTTGTAACACAAAATAAGGTCCTACCTGGTGCATATATAAATTTTATCTCAGCTAAGAGGGCAACCAGTTCATTATCGGATAGAGGTATTGTTGCAATACCTTTAGAGTTAGATTGGGGCATAGATGAAGAAGTATTCCAAGTAACCAGTGATGATTTTGAGAAGTATTCAGTGAAGTATTTTGGATATGATTATACTCATGAGAAGCTGAAAGGCTTGAGAGATTTATTCAAAAATATAAGGTTGGGATATTTTTATAAATTAAATAAAGGCGTTAAAGCCAGTTGTACTATAGCTATAGCTAAGTATAGTGGAATAAGAGGTAATGATTTAAAAGTTATAGTAACAACAAATATAGATGATAACACTAAATTTGATGTTGTAACACTTTTAGATAATAAGAAGGTAGATACTCAAATAGCAAAGGTTATTGCAGACTTACAAGACAATGACTATATCACTTGGAAGAAGGATGCAACACTAGAAGCAAGTGCAGGACTTGTATTTACTGGTGGAACTAATGGCGAAGCTGTGACAGGAGCAGAGTACCAAGCTTTCTTGGATAAAATAGAAAGCTATAGCTTTAATGCTTTAGGATGTTTGGCTACAACAACAGAAATTAAAAGTTTATTTGTAGAGTTTACAAAGAGAATGAGAGATAAGGTAGGAGCTAAGTTTCAAACAGTACTATATAAGAAAAGTGATGCAGATTATGAAGGTGTAGTGTCTGTAGAAAATAAGATTAAAGATATTGGATTAGTAGAATCTAGTTTAATTTATTGGGCGGCTGGAGCTATAGCAGGATGCGATATAAATAAATCTAATACTAATAAGAAGTATGATGGTGAGTTTGATGTTGATGTTAATTATACACAAATACAACTTGAAGAAGCTTTAAAAACTGGTAAATTTATATTCCACAAGGTGGGAGATGAAGTTCATGTGTTAGAGGATATAAATACTTTTGTATCATTTACAGATGATAAAAATGACGATTTTTCAAGTAACCAAAGTGTTAGAGTACTTGACCAAATTGCTAATGATATTGCAACTTTATTTAATGAAAAGTATTTAGGTAAAGTTCCAAATGATAAGGCAGGAAGAATAAGTTTCTGGAATGATGTTGTTAAACACCATAAAGAATTAGAGAATATAAGGGCAATAGAAGATTTTAAAACTGATGATGTTAGTGTAGAGCTTGGAAATGATAAGAAAACTGTCATAGTATCTGATGCTGTTAAGGTTATAAATGCTATGAGTAAGCTTTATATGACAGTTTCAGTTAGTTAGAGAGGGGAGTGATAATATGGCTCAAACAATAAATGCTAAAGATACAGTTAGTGCAAAGAAAGCTGAATGTTTTATAACTATAGAAGGTAAAAGATATAATTTTATGCAAGCTATAGATTTAGAGGCTAAAATGGAAAAAAATAAAAGTGAAGTTCCAATTCTAGGAAGAACAACAAAGGGAAATAAAACAACTGGGAGTACAAATACTGGAAGTGCAACATTTCATTATAATACTTCTATTTTTAGAGAATTACTTTACAGATATAAAGAAACTGGTGAGGATATTTATTTTGACATACAAGTTACAAATGAAGACCCTACATCTGCTGTAGGAAGACAGACAGTAGTACTTAAAGATTGTAATATGGACAGTGGAATAATTACTAAATTTGATGCTGATGGTGAGTATTTAGATGAAGATATGGATTTCACTTTTGAGGATTGGGAATTAGTAGAAAAATTTAATTTATTGGCAGGAATGGAGTAAAATACACATTTATAAATTATATATGTGTATTTTTTATATGAAAAATTAAAATAAAAGGAGATTAGAATAATATGAGTAATTTAAGTGCTTTTTTAAGTCAAAATGCAATAAAGGTTGATAATGTAAAATATGTAGCGAGTAACAGATTTTTAGATAAAGAAGGGAAACCAGTTGAATGGGAATTAAAAGTTTTATCATCTGAAGAAGACGAAGCACTAAGAAGAAAGTGTACTAAAAGAGTAAAAGTGATTGGTAACAATGGTAAGCATACTGGACAATATACAAGTGAAATTGACTACAATAGTTATGTAGCTGAATTATGTGTAGCATCTACAGTATTTCCAGATTTAAAGGATGCCGAACTCCAAAATAGTTATGGAGTAATGGGAGAAGCTCAGTTATTAAAGACAATGCTTACAGCAGGTGAGTATGTCAATTATACAGTAAAAGTGAATGAAGTCAATGGATTTGATACATCTTTTGAGGATAAAGTAGAAGAAGCAAAAAACTAATCAGAGGTGGCGATTTTGATGCTAGCATCACTCATTATTGTATTCAAAAATTAAAGTGGAAGCCAAGTGAATATATGAATTTAGAAGTTAATGAGAGAGCGTTAGCAGCCGCCTCAATACTTATAAAGATAGAAGATGAAGAGGAAGCAATGAAAGAAACTGAAAGAGAGAGAAAGAGGGGACGAAGAAGATAGCAAAATAAAAAAATAAATATAGAATAGGTAAAATATGTAATAATTATATGTTATAATATTTTTAGCAAGAAGATGTAATCTACAATTTATAGAGTGGAGTTCATACTGGGATAAAACCTACTTCCTAATGAAAGGAGGTGGGAAGTATGAATAACTTTTTACTTAATGTAATAGCTGGCGTTATTGCTAGTTTAATATTTTGCTTAATTTGTAAAGTATTTCTAAAAGTAAAAAGCCACTCAACTCGTGGCAAGAGTAAAAGTGGCTGGGAATTTGATTTTAAAATCAAGTTCCATAAGTTTAAATAGATTCATTTAATTATGAACTTCACTCTACCGCAAAATAGATTGTAGTTCTTCTTGCTTTTATTATACCACAAATTAGAAAAAATATTGTTTATATAAAATAAAAAATAAAAATTTTTATTAAAAAATTGAAAACTTGATTATAAAGCAATTAATTTATAAAATATATATAAATAAGTAGGTATTTATTTACTTGAATTTCATTGTTTATATAAAAAAATTGGCAAAATATGTAAGAATTATATGTTATAATAATTGTAGCAAGGATAATAATCGAAAGTGCGAAGGGTGATTATTTTCATATTAAACGCCAAATTCCAAATAAGGAAGGAGGTGAAATTATATGATAGGTTTTTTATTAAGCATACTAGCTGGTGTTATATCAGCTTATATTTATGACAAAATAAAAAATCACCCAGACGCCAATAAGGGTGATTTAAAAAAATAATATTTTCACTTAACAACTGAAAATAATCACTCTTTGTAGGAGTAAATTATTTCCTTGCTTTTATTATACCACAAATTGGTACAGATATTCAAAAATAATATTTTTATGATATAATAAAAATGTAGAGATTTTGCAGTGAGCGATATTTGTGATAAATTGAAGTTTAACAGTTGCAATATAAGGCGTTGAGGGTGTGTGATAAATGTTATCAATTGTACTACTCATGGTTCACTGCAAATTTGAGAGAGATGCGTATGTGTAGGTATTGGAAATGCCAAGTTTATTTTGGGGTTTTAGATTAACTATATGGAATGTAAATTGAAAATGGCAAAGGAAGCTCTAGGACTACATCTATGTTTTAGATTAACTATATGGAATGTAAATTTTACTGCATTTATACCATCTACACCTTTTATTTTATTGTTTTAGATTAACTATATGGACTTAAAATTAAAAATACTGAAAAACACTTACTTTTATGGTAGGTGCTTTTTTATATTAAAATCTCTGTACTTAATTGAAATATTTGGTAAAATATGTAAGAATTGTATGATATAATAATTGTAGCAAGGAAAATAATAATTGAAAAGTGCTAAGAGTGGTTATTTCCATATTTGAATACCAAATTCCATAACGGAAGGAGGTGTAACAGTATGGTGATAAATTTTTTATTGAGTATACTGGCTGGTGTTATATCAGCCTTCATGTATGAGAAAATAAAAAACCACTCAAAGGCCAATAAGAGTGGTTTAAAAAAATAATTCTTTAAATCAATTTTGATGGAAATAGCTACTCTTGTATAAAGTAAATTATTTCCTTGCTTTTATTATACCACAAATTGGTACAGATATTCAAAAATAATATATTTATGATATAATAAAAATGTAGAGATTTTGCAGTGTTCGATTTTTGTAATAAAATATGGCTTAACAATTGGAATACAAGGCATTGAGGGTGTGTGATAAATGTTATCAATTGCACTACTCATGGTTCACTGCAAATTTAAGAGAGATGTGTATGTGTAGGTATTGGAAATGCTAAGTTTATTTTGGGGTTTTAGATTAACTATATGGAATGTAAATAATCCAAATTTCAGTAAAATAGGTGTTGGAGTAGCACGTTTTAGATTAACTATATGGAATGTAAATAAATTATTAGCACATACTTCTGCTAACTTCCCCATCACGTTTTAGATTAACTATATGGAATGTAAATACGAGAACCATCCAAAACAATAGGTTGTATACAAGGGTTTTAGATTAACTATATGGAATGTAAATAACGTATAAATTCCCTTCTATTATATATCCATCACCGTTTTAGATTAACTATATGGAATGTAAATTAAAAACGATTAAACCAAAAAACATCAATCTGATTAAATGTTTTAGATTAACTATATGGAATGTAAATTTTGTTGTTGTACAAGGGAATGTAACTAAAGATGTAAGTTTTAGATTAACTATATGGAATGTAAATTAGGGAATTAGGAAATGGCTATTCTCCCCCTATATCCGTTTTAGATTAACTATATGGAATGTAAATATTTGAACATTTGTTACAGCATTAGAGATATTAATTGCGTTTTAGATTAACTATATGGAATGTAAATCATCATAGTCACGTATATTTTCTTTAAAAGTCAAAGTGTTTTAGATTAACTATATGGAATGTAAATTGAGGTTTTTCACCTACACCACTTTTTTGGTCAGTACGTTTTAGATTAACTATATGGAATGTAAATTTCGCAACTTATGATGGTGAAATGATTACATTAACAGGTTTTATATTAACTATGTGGTATGTAAAGGGAACATAAGGTAAATCATAAGAAACTCCAACAAGAATTTTATATTAACTATGTGGTATGTAAAGATCACTTTTTCTCAAGCTCTTACAATGATGAAAAAATTTTATATTAACTATGTGGATTCAAAATTAAATAAACAAAGAAAGCACTTACAAATATGTAGGTGCTTTTGTTTTGCTCAAATTTGGTCGGTTGGGTAAAATAGTTAGAAAAAATTGGGATAAGTTATTGACTTTTGTCTGCCGAAACTATATAATATAATTAAGGCAGACAAAAGTGAGGTGAAGATATGCCAAGTAAAAAAATAGGTAGACCTACAGATAATCCTAAAGGCAGTAGAATAACTATAAGATTAGATGAAGAATCTAAAAATATTCTAGAGAAATACTGTGAAAAAGAAGATATAGACAAAGCCGAAGGAGTTAGAAGAGGTATAAAACTACTAAAAGACAAATAAAAAGTAGTCCAACCGCCGACCAAAGCAAAATGGACTACTTAACCTAGAGTTATCTCTATATGAAATATTCTATCATGTAAAGATAACTCTTTCAAGATAATAAATCGAAAGGGTGATTTTTGTATGAATAATGAACTGATGAATTTTGAAAATAATGAATTAGGAATAAAAATAAGAACTATTAAATATGAAGATGGAAGTATAGGAATTAATGCAGAGGATACAGCTATAGGGTTTGGATGGTGTAAAATTGAAAATAAAAATGGAAAAGAGTACAAATCAGTAAGATGGGAAAGAATGAATGAATTTTGTACAGAATTTGGTTTCGACCACAAGTGGGCGAAAGATGATTATATACCAGAATCACTATTTTACATGTTAGGAATGAAAGCTAAAAATGAAATAGCAGTAAAATTTCAAACATGGTTAGCAGTAGATGTACTACCATCAATAAGACAAACTGGTGCATACATAACTAACAATGCTAATCCCGAAAAACTAAGAGAAAAAGCAAGTGAGATTGAGAAATTACAGTTGGCTTATAACAGTACATCTATGCTAAAAGAGTTATTAGATGGTGCAGGCTTTGACAATAAATCCAAACTATTAACAGCTAAAACATTATATAAGAAAGCAGGAATTGATTTACCAATAGAGATAAACGAAGAAGAACATTATTTTGATACAAAGCAAATAGCATCTAAACTGAAAATATATTCTAAGAGTAATAAACCAGCTCAGATGGCTGTTTGTGAGATTATTAAAAAGATTGATTTAGAAGATAGTGAAGTTAAGGGAGTTTGGGAAACTAATGGAAGTTGGACTGGCACTGTAAATAAATATACAAAGAGTGTAATAGATAAGGTCAGAAATTGGATAGAGGAAAATAATAGACCTGCTAAGATACAAGGTGAGAAGAAGAATTTCCATGTTGTATATAAGGAGGCAATGTAATGGGAGATAATTTACTAAATAATGTATGTAATGATGAAAAAGAATATCTTATTTCTTACCTAAAAACTCTAAGACAAAAAGATGAACATGATTTTTATGTTTTCAAACAAATAGTAGATAAATATTGTAAACAAGCAAAGTATAAATAAGAAATTAATTATATAAATTAAAAACACTTACTTAGGTAGGTGTTTTTTTATTGAAAGGAAGTGATTATAATGTAAAAATTTTACTAATATAGTATAATAATCTTATAAAATTATGTAGGGGGTAATATTATGGGGTTATTTAGAAAATCAAAAGAACCATGCTGTATATGTGGAAAAGAAAAGACAGACCAAAAAATAAAGGATGGTGCTGTTTGTATAGAATGTCTAATGGATTATATGGAGTATAAAGACAAACAATTTACTTTTAAAGATGGATTACCTACAAAATCTGAAATTCAAATCGTTCTAGATTCTAAGAAACAGAATGATTTTTTAGTTGAAAAATTTAATGTAACTAAGGAAATTAACAGTTTTATAAAGTTTGATGAAACTAATAAACTCATATATATAGAGACTAAAAGAAAAAATGGGAAAATAAAGAAAAATGTTTATAGTTTTGAAAATATAACAGGCTTTGAATTGTTAGAAGACGGAGAGACTATAACAAAAGGCGGTCTTGGGAGTGCTATAGCAGGAGGCGTTTTATTTGGTGGTACAGGAGCTATTGTTGGTAGCATTGTAGGTAAGAAAAAGACAAAAAAGATAATCGAAAATTTACAAATAAAGCTTACATTAAAAACTATTTCAGAGCCTGTGGCATATATAAATTTAATTAATGTAAAAACAAAGACAAATTCTATTGGATATGAAAGAGCGTATGCAGAAGCGCAAGAGATTTTATCTATTTTAGCTATAATTTTAAAAGATATAGAAAAGAAAAGAGAAGAAATTAATAATAATAACTCTAATGCAGATGAAATATTAAAATATAAGAATTTATTAGACTTAGGAGCAATAACAGAAGAAGAATTTAATACTAAGAAAAAAGAATTATTAAATTTATAATAACTAGACACTTACAAAAGTAAGTGTTTTTTTATGGAAATTTATGAAAGGAGAGTGATAAAATGGCAACAATACAAACATCTATTCGAATTTTCGATGGAATGACACCTGCTTTTAGACACATGACTAATGCTATGAATATTGTATTAAGTTCATTCGAGCAATTACAAAGAACATCTAGCAATGCTATAGATGCTAATAGTATTAGAACAGCTAGAGAAGAACTAGCACGTGCAGAAGCTGGGTTTGATAGATTAGAACAACAAATAAGAGAAGCTGATGGGCAACAGCGAAGACTTAATGAGGATATAAATAAGGGTGCAAGTTCTACAGATAGATTAGTTGGAAGTGCAAAGAAGTTAGCAGCAACTTATTTAGGTATAAGAACATTAGGAGGTCTAGGAAATTTAAGCGACCAGATGACAAGTACTAATGCGAGACTGAGTATGATTAACGATGGGCAACAATCGGATGGCGGACTTAACAAAATGATATTTCAATCAGCTGAAAGGTCAAGAGCATCTTATTTAGATACTGCAAAAATAGTTTCGCGTGTAGGTATGAATGCAGGTAAAGCATTTAGCAGTACAAAAGAAATTGTAGGTTTTGCAGAGCAATTAAACAAAAAATTCGTAATAGCAGGTGCAAGTACTGAGGAAATGAATTCGGCATTGTTACAACTAACACAAGGATTAGGAAGTGGTGTGCTTAGAGGTGAGGAACTAAATGCTGTATTTGAGTCAGCACCTAACATTATCCAATCGATTGCCGATTATTTAGACGTGGATATAGGAAAAATAAGGAGCATGGCAAGTGAAGGAATGTTAACAGCAGACATTGTAAAAAACTCATTACTTTCAGCAGCAGAGCAGACCAACGCAGAATTTGAGAAGATGCCTTATACATTAGGTCAAATCTTTACTAGTGTAAAAAATAATGCAGTTATGATATTTGGAGCTATACAGAAGAAAATTGAGGATACAGTTTCAAGCAAGGGATTTAGAACTTTCATAACTGATGTTAAAGACTCATTATACGTACTTGGAGCAGTTGGTTTTAATGTATTTAGTGGATTTATTAATTTACTGAGTAGTCCAGCTTTTCAGAATTTTTTTAATGTGATGATTGTTGGAAGTAGTTTAGTTGTACAAGGGCTAGGTTGGATAATAACACAAGCACTTAATGTAGCTAATGTATTTGCACAGAATTGGTCAATCATTGCTCCTGTGATTTGGGGAATCATTGCAGTAATAGCTATTTATAAAATAACTATTATTTCTCTCTTGGCAATACAAACACTGCATACAACATTAACCCTAGCACAAAGCTTTGCAACAGCTTTATTGAATGGTGAATTAATGGCAGAAACTAGATTTTTGTTACTTAATAAATTAGAAACGCTAGGTTTAAGTCAAGCAAATGCTTTATTGTGTGTAAGTATTTTAAAAGTTGTTGCTGTAATGGCTCTAGTAATAGCAGCAATATTTGTAGGAGTAGCAATATTCAATCATTTTGCAGGAACAAGCATTTCTGCAACTGGAGTAGTTGTAGGAGCTTTTTATTTTCTAGGAACTTGTATATATGATGTCTTTGCAGGTGCATGGAATATTGTAATGGCATTTGCAGAGTTCTTTGTTAATTCGTTTAATATTGTTATCTATAATGTACAGATGTTATTTTATAAATTCCAAAACTTTGTAATAAATGCCATGGGAGATGTAGGAGGAAGTTTTGACAATTGTGCTACAGCTTTAGCAAATGCTTTTGTAAGTGCAGTAAACATAGCAATAAAAGGTATAAATGGAGTTATAAAAGCGTTAAACTTAATTCCAGGTATAAATATAAAAACTATAGGAAGCTTAGATAAAGTAGATTCTTTTGTAAAACAATATAAAGATTACCAAAAGACTCTAAAAGAACCTGTAAAGCCACAAGACTGGAAAGCACCATATATGGACATTAAAAACCCATTTGACTCTTACAAAAAAGGATATGAAGTGGGTCAAAATTTAGAAAACAAATTAAAAGACACTTTTGATATTAGTAAAATAGCAGAAGATGCAAAGAAAAAATTAGGTCTTGATGATTTATGGGACAAAAAATATGGACTTGGTGACGGACTCGGTTCGGCAGGGCTTAATTCTCCGCTCAGCGATGCAGCAAAAGGAGCAAAAGACACGGCAGGAAACACTGCAAAGATGGCTAAAACAATGGATAAAAGTCAAGAAGACCTTAAATATCTTAGAGACATAGCAGAACAGGAGGTAATAAACCGATTTACAGGGGTAAATATAAAAATTGATATGAACAATACAAATAACATAAGCAAAGATGCAGATGTGGATGGTATAGTCAATGTTCTAACTGAAAAATTAAATGATGCTATGGTTGTATCAGCTGAGGGAATAGTTTAGAAAGGAGAGTGAGAAAATGGCTTATGACTTTTATTTAGATGGAGTACAATTACCAATACCTCCGCCAAAGTTAGAGATTAAAGTTACAAATAAAAACAAGACAGTAGACCTAATAAACACTGGAGAAGTAAATATATTAAAAAAAGAAGGATTATCTGAAATAAGTTTTGAAGCAGAATTTACACATAATAAATTACCTTTTTGTAGAGGTCAATTTAGAGATGTTCAATTCTTTTTAAGTAAACTAGAATTACTAAAGACAGATTGTAAGCCATTTCAATTTATTGTATCTCGTGAGTTAGGTAACAAGGTCTTATTTAACACTAATATGAAAGTGTCATTAGAAGAATATAACATAGTAGAAGATGCAGAAAATGGCTCAGATGTTAAAGTAATAATAAAGTTAAAACAATATAGAGATTACTCAACTAAAAAGTTAGTTCTTGCCCCTCCTAAAAATGAGACTGGTAGACCTAATGTAAAGATAGAGCCAAAACGAGTTGATTCAGTCAATGCCCCAAGTGGTAAAACATACACAGTCAAGGCAGGAGATTCTCTTTGGTCAATCTGCCAGAAGCAACTTGGTAATGGTTCATTATATAAGAAGGTATATGAGTTAAATAAAACAATGATGGATAAAGCTAACAAGGGTAAAAAAGTACCTAAATACACAATTTACAAAGGGCAGGTGTTAAAACTTGGCTGATGAATTAGTTCTGGCAAATGATAGGGATGTAAGGCTAGTTATTGCACATTGGGAAGATTTCTACGAACCAGTTGTCCTTGATGGGATAACGTGGGAGATTGAAAGACGAGGTACACCAAGTAAGCTTGAATTTACAATAGTTATGGATGATATATTACAATTTTGTGAAGGTAACTCTGTAAGGCTGTATTATAAAGGAATAGGCATATTTTATGGATATATATTTCAAAAGAAAAGAGATAAAGAAAATCACATTAAAATTGTTGCTTACGACCAGCTAAGATATTTTAAGAATAAAGATACTTATGTGTATAGCAATAAAACAGCAAGTGAACTTGTAAAAATGTTGGCTAAAGATTTTAATTTAAAATACAATGTCATAGAAGATACTAAGTATAAACTATCTAGAGTCGAAGAAAATAAAACACTCTTTGACATGATACTAACAGCACTAGATGATACTCTAAGAGAGAAAAAAGAAATGTATACCTTGTATGATGATTTTGGAAGAATAACATTAAAGAATGTTGCATCAATGAAACTGGATACTGTCATGAACAATGATGTCATAGAGGACTTTGATTATAATTCAAGTATAGATAGTGATACTTATACAAAAATCAAACTTGTAAGAGACAACGAGGAGTCAGGAAAAAGAGATGTGTATATTGCTCAAGACTCTACACATATGAGGAGTTGGGGAATACTTCAAATGTTTGAGACAGTTGATAAAAATATGAATGAAGCAGAGATAAAACAAAAGTGTGATATACTTCTAAAACTATATAATAAGAAAACTAAGTCATTAAGTTTAAAAAATGCACTTGGAGATATTAGAGTGAGAGCAGGTTGTTTAGTACCTGTTTTTTTAAATCTAGGAGATATTGAATTGCAAAATTATATGTTAGTTGAGAAAGTAAAACATACATTTGAGAATAATTCGCACTTTATGGATTTGACTCTTGTTGATGGAGATGAATTTGCTTCTTATTCTTCAAGCTCATATAGTAGTGGAAATACTAACAATAAGGATGAAAAGAAAAATGGTCCTGCACAAAGTACTACGAAAAAAAATACAGGTAAAAAAGTTCCTGCTATATTTACTGCATATTATCCAGGAAACAATGCAATGGAAGGTGGAAAAACAGATTGCAATGGAAAGCCACTTGATGTAAAATCAAGAACTGTTGCTGGTCCAATGAATCGAGAAGGAGTTAAGAAAACTTGGTATACTGATGATTTTCTAAAGAAACATCCAGTTTTTGAATATGGAGATAAAGTAAAAATTATACTTCCTGGTACTGCCTATGACAACAAAGTATATACAGTTAAAGATAATGGAGGAAGAATATATGTTGAAACAAACGGAACATATCATATAGATATACTATTAGCTAATGCTAGTGAATGTAAAAAATTTGGTAGAAAGAATGGCTATATAATTATAGGTGGAGATGAAGAACAAACATATCAAGTTGAAGGTAATAACCAAAGTAGTACAAATAATAACTCTAAAGAAGATAAATTAATTAGTATAGCAAAAAGTAAACTGGGTTGTAATTATGTGTATGGAGCAGAAGGTCCTAATAATTTTGATTGCAGTGGGTTTACTCAATGGTGTTATAAACAAATAGGTATAAAAATTCCTCGTACTGCTTCTGCACAAAGTAAAGCAGGAAAAGCAGTAGATTTAAAAGATAGAAGCAAGTGGAAAGCAGGAGACTTATTATGTAGAATTGGTGGAGGAAGTAGTAATCATGTTGTAATGTACATTGGAAACAATCAAATAATTCATTCACCACAAACAGGAGATGTGGTAAAAATAGAGTCTGTTAATTCTTATAGAAAAGGAAAAGCATACACACATGTGAGAAGATTTATATAAGTGAGGTGGCAATATGAGCCAAGATTTATTACAGATAATAAAAAAAGCTGCAATGGATGCAGTAGAAACAAGCAACCCAATTAGGGTTGTATTTGGAACAATAGAAAGTATTAGTCCTCTAAGAGTTAAGATAGAACAAAAACTATCTATTGGTGAAATTTTTCTAATACAAACAGATACATTTAAAAGATATACAGATAAAAAAATAGGAGATAAAGTAGTCTTAATTCGTATGCAAGGAGGACAACAATATTTAGTATTGGATAGGATGTGATGAAGTGTTACCAAGCGATAATTTAGATTATGACATTGAAGATGTATCAATAATTAATTTTGATGTAAGGCAAGAACCAAGTAAGACCTTTAAATTAAATATAGAAAAATCTAAGATAGATGGTATTTGTGATGATGTTGAAGCATTAAAACAAACCATCTTTTTAATTTTAAACACAGAGAGATACCAACATCTAATATATAGTTGGAATTATGGAGTCGAGTTGAACGACCTTATTGGAGAGCCTATATCCTTTGTAATCCCCGAACTTGAAAGACGAATCAAAGAAGCACTAATTCAAGATGATAGGGTTGAAAATGTAGATAATTTTGAGTTTCAAAATATAAAGGGTAAAGTACAATGTAGATTTTCAGTTCATACAAAATATGGAAATATAAAAGCAGAGAAGGTGGTGAGTGTATAATTGTTTGAGTTAATGACATTTGAAAATATGATTAAAAGAATGTTAGATAGTGTACCAGATACTTTTGATAAAAGAGAAGGTTCTATAATATATAATGCCTTGGCACCAGTTGCTATAGAACTTACAGAAACCTACATTGCCATGGATGAATTACTAGACCAAACTTTTGTAGATACTGCTAGTTATTATTATTTAGAGAAGAGATGTAAAGAAAGGGGAATAACACCACTTGAAGCCACTCATACGATTGCTAAAGGCGTTTTCAATATAGATATTCCACTTGATTCTAGGTTTAATCTAGGAGAATACAATTATATTGCAATTGAGAGAATATCTGAAAAAACATATAAAATGAAATGTGAAACTGCTGGACCTATATTTGAGTTAGGAAAACTAATACCTATTGAATATATAGATGGTCTTGAAACTGCTGAACTAACTGAAATCTTGATAAATGGAGAGGATGAAGAGTCAGAAGATAGTTTAAGACAAAGATATTATGATAGCCTAAATTCACAGAGTTTTGGCGGGAATATACAAAACTATAGGGATGAAGTTAACAAAATACAAGATGTTGGAGGAGTTAAGGTTTATCCTGTTTGGAATGGTGGAGGAACTGTTAAGTTAGTAATAATTAACTCTAATTTCAAAGTACCATCTGATGATTTAGTTAATTTAGTTCAAGAAGAAATTGACCCTATACAAAATCAAGGAGAAGGTCTTGGATTAGCACCAATTGGGCACCGAGTCACAGTTGAAGGAGTTACAAGTACAACTATAAATATATCAGCAGAAATAACATATAAGAGTGGATATACATGGGAGAATATAAAAACAATTGCAGAAGAAGCAATAAACGACTATTTAAATGAGTTAAATATGAGTTGGGAAGATGAAGAAAACTTAATAGTCCGTATATCTCAAATTGAAACTAGATTACTTAGTATTGATGGAGTGTTAGATATTACAAACACAATGATAAATGAGGTTAAATCTAATCTAACAATAGATAGTAACAGCATAGTAGTGAGAGGTGAGGTAGTTGGATAAAGAGATTAATCTAATAAATTACTTACCACAAATTCTACAAGATAAAGAAGAATATATAAAAGTATTTAATGTAGGAAATAAAGAAATAAAAATATTACATGATAAATTAAAGGACCTATCAAATGACCAGTTTTTAGAGGACCTAACTATAAGTGGTATAAAAAGATGGGAAAAGATAATGTCTATAACTCCTAAAAGTAATGAGAGTTTAGAAGATAGAAGGTTTAGGATTTTTAGTAAATATATAAGTAAATTACCTTACTCAGAGAGATTTTTAAGGAACTGGCTAGATAATGTAGTTGGAGAAGGCAATTATGAATTAACTATTAATAATGCTACTTATAACATACACCTTGAGAGTGATGCTAGAAATCAAGATTGGTTTGAGGAAGTTCATTCTTTTGTAAGTAATATTAAGCCATGTAATATGACTTTAGATTACACTAGAGTGCTTATAAGCAAAGACAATTATATGAATTTTGGTATAACAACCTTAATGGGTCAAGAAATAACTATATACCCTTGGAGTCCACCAGATATAGAAACTTATGGAGAAATTGATGTATTAACTGGCAATGGAGTTGGATACCAAGAGGTAACAATATTTTAGGAGGTGATATATTGGCTATAGATAAAAGTTATTACACTATAATTACAGATGTAGGGAAAGCAAAGATAGCAAATGCAAGTGTCACAGGTAATAAAGTGGGATTTGTAAAAATTCAACTTGGTGATGGAGGAGGGAGTGAATATACTCCAACTGAGAGTCAGACAGCTCTCAAAAATGTGGTATGGGAAGGCAATATCGGAAATACAACTACAGATGAAACTGCACCAAATTGTATAATATTAGAGAGTTTAATACCATCAAGTATAGGCGGGTTTATGATAAGAGAAATAGGATATTTAGATGATGAAAATAATTTAATTGCCATTTCTAAATACAAAGAGTGTTATAAACCTTCTATAGAACAAGGTGCAGTGGTAGACATGAAGGTTAAAACTGTGCTTATTGTATCTAATGTAAATAATATAGAACTTAAAATTGACCCAACAATAATCTTTGCAACACTCAAAGATATACAAGACTTAGAAACTAAAATAGGTACTGTTAATACTAAAATTGATACAACTAAAACAGAATTAACAAGCAACATAGAAACTACTAAAACAGAGTTAAACACTAGAATTGACACAGAAAATGAGAAACAAAATATTAAAATTGACCAATTAATCGCAGGTGGTTCAAATGTGGCATCTACTCAAATAATAACAATTGATGATTGGGTTGAAGATGCAGAAAATGGATTCAAAGCAACTGTAACACATAGTTTGTTAACACAGAGAATAGTTGTAAATATTATAGATGCTACTACAAAAGAAAATGTAGTTACAAACTTTAAAATTATAGATGATAATTCTATTGAGATTAGAAGTGAAACAAGGTCAGAATTAAACGTTTATGTGATAAATGGAAATGCAGAAACTCATTTTATTAATGCAACTGTAGATGATAACAGAGTGTCTGAAATGACTACTTATTCATCTAAGAAAATAGAGGATAGATTTCTTAATTTAGAAGAAAAAGTAAATGGTGGTTTATCTAGTATTGCAACAAGTGTAAATGAGTTGATAACTTATTGTTAAAGGAGAGTGAGAAAATGCAGACTGAATGGAATTTTAATTATGCTAATTATGTACAAAATGTTTCATTGCCACCTGGACGATATAAATTAGAATGTTGGGGTGCTTGCGGTGGTGCTGTCGATACAAGCGATTGGACTGATTGTGCAAAAGGTGGTTATTCAAAAGGTGAGATTGTATTTAAAAAAAGAACTAATCTACAAATTTGTGTCGGTCAATCCGGTTATGAGAAAGTTTCTGAAGGTTCAAGCCTTACTAGAAGTGGTTTTAACGGTGCAGGCGCTGCTGGCAAAGTTACTACTGGTAGCTTTGCTTATTCTAAATACGGTGGTGGAGCAACTGATATAAGACTTTATCATCCTAGTGCAACTTGGGGTAACACTGAAAGTTTGCTTTCACGCATACTTGTTGCAGGCGGTGGAGGAGGTATGAAAAATAATTTTGCTTCTGCTCGTTCTATTGGTCATGGTGGTGGTTATGTAGGTGTTAATGGAGTTGGTCGTGACAGAGATTTTTGTGGTGGTGGTTCTCAATACCAAGGTGGAACAAGTTACGACACAGAAGAATACCATGGTTCATTAGGAAAAGGAGGTTATGGTAACATAGGAATAGGTGGTGGAGGGGGTTGGTACGGTGGTGCTGGTTCTTATTCTAATGAATGTGGAGGTGGTGGAAGTGGTTACGCACTAAATAAAGATAGTTATAAGCCACCTGGATATATACCAACATCTGAATATTATCTTGAAAATATAGTTATGACTACTGGAGGTAATACTACTAAAGCAGATGGTTATGCTAAAATAACATTACTACAAGCATTACCATTTTTAACAGTATCTTCTTATAATTCCATTACAGCTACATTTAAAGCTGACCACACAGACCCTACATTGCTTACAAAAATAGAATATTTTATAGATGATGTGTTAAAAGAAACTATAACAACCGATTTAACTCTTGAAAAAACAATTAACTATACATTAGAAGATAATGCACTACACACACTTAAGATAGTTGTTACAGACCGTAATAATGCTACAGCAGAAAAAGTGTTAAGTATAAGTAAGAATATAATGCCACTGCCCGAAAATGTAAATTTGCAAGATATATCTTCTAAACTAATTGAAGTTAACGCAGGATTTAAAACTGGT